CCTAAACAATCTATTGAAGTGGGCGGGGAATTGCCTTTTACGATCCAAATAGGTAAAATAGCCAAAAAAGATGATGGAACAACAGATCAAAAGAGTTGATTTCTTTGAGAGTCAATATAATGCTTTTAATTTCACGACTCAGTTTTGTGCAGCCATAGCGGGTGTCCAATCAGGCAAAACCTTTATGGGTTCGCATTGGGCGGGCAAGAAGATATCGGAGTTTAAGACAATGAACGGGCTAATAGCCGCCCCGACCTACAAGCACTTACAGCATTCTACCTTAGATAAGTTCTTTTCAGAGTATCCGGTCTTAAGGAGATACTACAAAGAACAAAAAGGAGTGATTGAATTGCCGACCGGTGGGAAAGTGTTTATTAGATCAGCTGATGAACCATTGGGCATTGAAGGTATGACGATACATTGGGCCTGGCTAGATGAGGCGGGGATGATGGCCCGGCTTATCTGGACGGTTATCAGGTCAAGGGTATCAATGACTGGTGGACAGGTATTATTGACAACGACTCCTTATTCTTTGAACTGGCTCTATCAGGACTTCTACCTGCCTTGGAAAGAAGGCAAAGATAATGATTTGTCAGTCTTTTCCTGGAAGTCTATTGAAAGCCCTTATTTCCCCAAAGATTTCTTTGAGAAAGAACGACAGAGGTTGAGAGCCGAAGAGTTTGCCCGAAGGTATTGTGGGGAATTTAGAAAGATGGAAGGTTTGGTTTATGATCTGCCTCCAGAACAGATAATTGGGCCAATACCAGAGTTTTACAAGAAAGGTGGATTTGTGGGAGCAGGCATTGATTGGGGCTTCAAGAACCCTTCTGGGATACTTGTAGCATCTATTTACGAAAACTCTTGGTATATCATCGGGGAGTGGAAAGAGGTAGGCAAAACTACAGCCGAGATAATTCAGGCAAGTAAAAATATGAGATCGGAGTTTAAGATTCAGAGGTTCTTCCCCGACCCGGCTGAGCCTGATAGGATTAAGGAATATCAAGATGCGGAACTTAATGTTGCCGAAGTCAACAAGGACGTCAAAGGTGGCGTTTCCTATATCCAACAACTCATCAAAGACAGGAGATTGTTCGTATTCGCCAACTGCACGAACTTTCTTGATGAAATCTCAAGCTATCATTACGCCGAAGGCAAGGAAGGCAAGGCCGAGAAAGACGAACCCGAGAAGTTTAACGACCATTTGATGGATGCGATGAGGTATTTAATATTTAGTTATGATCCGGGACAGGAAAGGATAGTTTATCAGCAAAGTGGGGGTATAAAACCCTTTTATCCAAATCTTAACTTTTGACGATGGATTACGAAATAACCGAAGAAGAAAAACAGAAAGCCAAAAGAATCAGAGAATTGTTCAAGGCGGACAATGAATACTTTTTCAAGTATGCCCCGGCCGATGACATTTCAAGGTTGAGGAAGATGGGCCAGACAGAGTTGGCGGACTTCTTGGAAGATTTGGGTAAGAGATATGGCTACCGCATGCAACATCTTATTTCTGAAGTAATGGTTGATGAAGCGGTGGGGGATGAATTAAAAGAATTGGAAGAGAAATTAAAATGAAAGGATTTATCATTAACTCTAATAATTCGTCAAGAAAAGAGACCCACAAGGAATTTTGGACGATAAGCATTTTATTAAATTGTGTCTATGCTGGAAAATTAAAGGCGTATAAAGATAATAAAGGAAATATAGTAATTCCATTTCCTCAAATAAATTCAAATAAAGAATGGCAAGAATTTCAAAAATCAAATGAGCATACCTCTTCTTAATAAAAAACGAGCCGTCAAAGTTGATGATGACGAATACAAACTTTTGATGTATATTAGATTAAACAAAGTTCCTTTGAATATCAAAACTGGCAGCATTGCTTTCCATTATAATCAGGAAGGTAGAATAGGTGCTTCCATGTAAAACCCCAAGAAGGGCAGAGAATAATTATCAGGCGGATAATGCGGACAATAACTTTACCACCGGGGCTGGGACTCTCGCAAGAAAAAAAGTTGGGTAATTCTTCATTGGAGAATTTCTAAGGTTAAAAAACCTTTTTCTACAACCGAATCTTTTTAACCCTAACGCTTTCTTCTTGTCGGCCTCCTCGCCCCAATTGACTTTTTTATTGAAATATGTTATGTAGTTCAATAATAACTAAATAAAAGGCTTATCTCACAAGGACAGCCAAGTTTTATCAACGGTTTATCGTTTTCTGTTGATGAGATTTGGCTTTTTATTTTATGGAAACACCAAACATTTTTTCAGACCCGTTTATCACAAAATTAAATTCTGAAAGAAAAGCGGGATTGGATTACCGCATCCGCCGCCACGATATGTGGACGGATAACTATACCCTTTTCAGGGATACCGTTCAAACGAACAGGCTGACCCAGCGCCAGTCGGTCAATATCCCCCTGATGAAAGAAACCATCAAGACGCTTTTATCGTCTGTGGATGAAGAGCCTGATATTTATTTCAAGGAGCTGGGCAACGACTTGGAAAAGGAATACGGCTTAAACGAGTTTTGGGATTGGGATATGGAAAGGATTGTTTTTAATAACCTTGACATGCAGGACAAGACCAATGTCTTGCTTTACGGCCGTTCTTTTATGAAGTTAAACTGGCTGGATGGCGATTTTGATGCCGAAGTGCCTGATATTTTTGATGTTTTGGTTGACCCTAAAACCAATCCCGTGAACATTGAATCTGCCCGCTATATCATCCACCAGAACATTTTCAGGCCGTTGAGGTCTATCTTGGAAAATGACAAATATAATAAAGAGGCCAAGAGAAAACTTAAAACCTATCTGATGGAAAAAGAGGGATTATTGGTTTCAGGGGAAAATAAAGAAGCGCTGGAAAACCGCAAGGAAAGGCTGGAAGAGATGGGCGTGGAAGACAATGCCCCTATTGATAAGCTCTTGGCCGGCGGAGAGGTGATTGTTTCTTTAACAGAACATTTCACTACCGACTGGGATGACAAGAAAAAAGATTTCGTCAGGTATGTAGCTATAATCGCTGAAGGGGATATCCTGCTTTACAAAGAAACGCTGAAAGAGGCGTTAGGGGTGGACTTTTGGCCTTTTGTAAGTTGGTCGGCGGAAATGGACACTATTGACTTTTGGACGGATGGGAGCGCCGATACCATCAGGACTATCAACAAGATACTCAATGCCTGGTTCTCTCAGGGTGTGGAGAACAGGACTTACCGGAATTTCGGGATGAGGTTCTTTGACGCTACCAAGAAAGCATTCAATCCCAAGTCTTGGACGCCAGAGCCCTGGGGTTTTTATCCTGTGCCTGGCAATCCCAATGAAATACTTAAAGAAATTGAAATACCTGCCTTGAATGACAGTTTGGATGAAATAGATTATTTAATCAGGTTAGCTGAAAAAACAACCGCTACTCCTGCGGCTGAAAAAGGAGCAACCGAAAAAAGGCAGATTACCTTGGGCGAGGTTCAACTGGCCGTTGGCAAGGCCCAGGAGATAGCCAAGGGCATGGCCAAGTTCTATCGCAGGGCCAGGAAAGAGTTTGCCGATAAATGGCTTAAATTACAGGAAGCCAACGCTTCCAAGAAAGTAAAGCTCTTCAAAACCTCTTATAAGGGCAATGTCTTTATGAAAGAGGTCAATCCAAGCGACTGGAAATCCAAAGCTGGTTATGATATTAAGATAACTTCAAGCTCAGAGCGGGAGCAGGAAAATCTGGAAAATATCCAAAAACTGATGGCGGTCAAGGGCCAGATGGCCGATAATCCTGTTTTGACAAGGATTGTTTCCAAGAAGCTGATGGAATTGGTTGATTTAAGCTCGGAGGAGATAAAAGAAGTGATAGATTATGAGAAAAACAAGCCGATGATGCCACAAATACCTGAAGGCACTCCCCCTGAAGCTTTACAGCTTCAGCAATCAACCCAGCGTCTTAAACAATTAGCGCCAGCCATATAAGCATGAGCAGATTAAATGACTTTTTATTAAAACTAGGCCTTAAAATAGAGGATTTAAGGCCGGAAGAGAAAGAAACCTACCAAAAGATGGAGGAAACTTTGACGGAGGAAATGACGATTGATAAGATTTTGGAGTTCATAATAGGAGAATTGGCCAGAATACAACAGGAATTCGCTGGCAATGAAACATCGATAGAAAAAGATTTTCTGTTCAAAGCCCAGATAAGGAATTATACGGCCTTGAAGTATTACATTGAAAGCCCGAAACTGGCTAAAGAGAAACTGGAAGAGTATTTAAGAAATCTTAATCCGAAATAATATGCCATTCAAACGAGCAAAAATGATAAAAATAAAAAGGTCAAAGGTCGGCAAAAAATAATAATTCAAACTTATGAAATTCACCAAAAAAACAGTCA